GACGGTGGTGTGAGCAGGCGACATACGGTGTCCCGGTGGCATCAACCATCCACACTTCAAATCGACCGATGATCGGGTTAAACATGAGTGATGCGCTGGGATCACCTCGCCAGCCCGACTCGTCACCCTTTTGGATGCGGGTCGCAATGTCATATACGTCAAAGGCGACTTCAGCCATTTGGCTACCGCCTTCTACTTCTCCCATGAGGTTTGCTGCGCGAATCATGGGAACACTATATACAAATAATCAACCATGTAAGGCGAAGTTGACTGTACCTGTACCAGCGGAAATAACTTTGATAACGATGCCGTTGCCCGACCAGGGGAAATCGGTTGAGTTGTTGTTGTTAAAAATGCCGATGGTGTTGTCACCTGCAACTGTAGGTGTTGCCGGGGTCTGACCTGGTTGAGCAGTCGTAAAATAGATAGGCGTGGTCGATGTTTGCCAAACGTGCAAATTGTTGCCAGTCCCGGTCAAAGTGACTGTGTCTACCGTGTTGGCAACAAGTGTGATGGTTTTAGCGGAAGAAGCTGAGTAGGTAGCCATGATGAACCTTTCGTGGTGATGCTGAAATTATAGACGAAAAAGCCAGCCACCGTCGAAAGTGGCTGGCTCGTTCGTTTGTTAGGGGATTTGGTTTATGCGCCGATTGCCAAGAAACGAGCAGTCGTTGAAGAAACGTCTGTCGTACTCACAACTTCAGCCATCGGTGCGCCGTCTGTGGTGGTGTCCACCCAAAACAACTTGATCTTAGGCGACGAGGTTGATCCGTCCCACGCAGGGATGTTTCCGTTGACAGCGGTCACGATGAGGTAGTCAAGTCGTGAAAGACCCAACTGCGCCAAAGTGACAGCCTCGCCACCTGTCGGATACGAGCTGTCGAAAGTGATAACACCAACGACTTCCTTACGGCTTCCCGGTACTTCAGGGCCAGTTGTGATACTGACTGAAGCTGCCATCAGATACTCACCTCGGTGATGTCCTTGATGACGAAGTGGGCGTTGCGCTGCTTGCAAGCAAGTTCGCCGTAGGCGTACAAGGTTGCTTCGTAGGCATCCACGTCAGGCTTACGGTTCATAACTGCACCGTCAAGATCCATGAATTGGAATCCGTCGCCAACCTGGTGGTAAACCAACACGTCGGGGTTGATGCCGTACAGGCGGTTGTTCGGGCAGTCGAAGTCTGCGTACAAGGCAGTCGGTGACTCGTCACCCTTACCGCTGACAGACGGGCTGTAGAACTGGATGCCTGCGTAGCCACCCTTGAGCTGGGTCTGCTCCATGTTGCGCTTCAATGAGAGCAACAAGTTGCTGATTGCCAAGTTGACACCTTCAGCCGAAACCAACAACGAAGGCTTCTTACCTGAGTTGGTGAGGGTCTTCATGATGGAGCCAGTAATGAGGGTTTCGGTGATGGAACGGTTGGTTCCTGAGTTGCTGTTCACATAGGACTTCCACTTCGGCTGTGACGAAGGGTTGATTGTGTGAAGGACTGCGGTGTCGTCAACGATGGTCTGAAGACCCGTCAATTCGACCTGTCCGTCGCCAGGCTGACCCGTGTTGCTGGAAGCTCCACCTGCACCACTACGGAAAACGAAGTGGCTTGAGGATGTCGTGACTGCTGCACCTGAGATGGCGATGGTCTTGTTGGTTTCGTCGACCGAGGTGATGGTACGAGCTGATGCAACGGTCGACGGGGATGCGACGGTTCCGATGTCAACAACCATGCCACCATCAAAGAACAACTGACGGAGTGCGGTCGAACCTGTGGTTGAAGCCAAGACAACGGTCGTTGCTGCCGTGGTCGTGCCACATTGTGCGATAACGCCGTTTGACGTACCCCACAACTGACGGTTGACATCCTTCATTGCGTCGTTCTTGATGCCTTCCATTTCAGCATCCAAAGCATCAATGAAAGCACCACGGTCGGTGACAGCCTGCTTGATGGTCGGGCCTGAAAGCTGGATGCGTCCGTAAACGTAGCGCACGGGAACCGGGACTGTTGCGAAAGCCTGGTTTCCTGCAGTTGGCAAGGTTCCGTTTTCGGCTCGTGCGCCTACACCACTTGAGCGTCCGAGGTGGACGGCGTGGCGGGCAATACGACCCTGGACGGTGTCTTTGCGGGTTTCAACTTGCGAAAGAATGAAGTTCGCATTGTTGAGGTTGTCGAGATATTCCTTGTAGTCGTCCTTGAGAATGGCATCGACTGTTGAGAGTGTTGCGGGCATGATGGGTTTCCTTTAAGAAAGTAGGTGAATGTGGGGGTTCACAACCTTGTCAATGGTTCACGCCATCCAGCGTTGCCTTGCATCTTCCGATGTTATGTGGTTGTATGTGGTGCGCCTCATCCGAGGTACAGACGAAATGCTACACCACTACAACACCTGTTTGTCAAATGACTAGCTAAGACCGTGCTGTTCAAGTCGTGCCATAGCCCGGTCACGAGGACTCATGTTTTGTCCTGCGAGGTTGGTTGAGGCTTGCCCATTGACGATGGGTGTCCCCATTTGGCTACCTGCCGCTGAACGTTGCGCTGCGATCTGCGTTGCCTGAGCGAGAACTTGATCTTCCATTTCGCGTATTGCCAGGGAAAGATCAAGGTCGGATCGGCGGGATGCGGCGACAATCGCTGCTGTCGCCAACGGCGTATCGGGTTGAAGTCCATGTTGTGCGAGCGTCTCCTCAATTTGTCGTTCGTACTGTGTTTGCACCTGAGCTTGGGCGAACTGGTTCATTCGTTGCTCGACGAGTTGTTCAACCTGACCGGGGGTCAGACCTGCCGACTGGCCGTCTTGGACTGCTTGCTGACCAATGGCTGCTTGTGCTTGGGGGCTGATGAAAGTGTCAAAGCGTTCCCCAGCGAGGGTCTTGGCGTTGTCAACCATCCATCGGACTGCGGTGTCGGTGTCTCCTGACGCGAAAGCGTTAGCAAACTCTTGTACGGCACGGGCATCGTCGGGATGCATTTTGGCGAATGTTTGTGCAATCGGCTTGTAACGTTCGCGTTCTTTGACACGGTCGGCTACTTCTGATCGGTATTTGTCTTCCCAATTAACATTGGTGGAACTGGCTTCTGAACCTTCTAATGGTGCAGTATCCACTACACCTTCGGGGTTAAAGTCGGTCATTGTGGTGGCATCTCCTGTGGTTGTCCTGGCTGTCCGTTTTGTATTTGTGGAACCAATGATCCAGGTGCTTCATTGGCTTGCGGGAGCATTTCTGATCCCGGCATCTGTTGCTGTGCTGCGAGTTGTGCGGCTGCTTCGTCAGCGGCCAGCTTTTGGTGCGCTTGAACGTGAACGTCAATTGCTTGTCGAACATCGGGTGTTGCAAGCTCGTATGCAGGGGATTTGCGCTCACGGTTGTGTTGGGCGATGTGTTTGGCGTGGTCGTCAAAATCGGCTGGCATGACAGGGGTTGCCTGCATGAGTAGTCCGTTTTCCCATTCGGCTTTGGCAATGTCGGGATCCGCTGATGCCATGAAACCTTTGGGGTCGGGCAGGTCAAGCAGTCGTGACAAGCTTATGCCGTCAATGTTTTGGAATGCTGCCGGGAAGGTTTGTGCCAGCGATGTGATGACCGACTGTGTTGCAATCTTGGATCGTGGTGCGGTTGCGTCTAGCGGGACTTTGACTTGTGGGGTTTCGTCAATGTCGTCGGCTGTCCATTCAAACTGGACGGTCGATCCTTGCTGGGTGGTGATCGTTTGTGAGCGCACCATGCCTGATTGCTGGGCGTAGGCACGGTACAACTGCAAGGTCATTTGACCGATACGCGCCCAAACAGCAGATTGGTTTCGTGCCATTGGTGCTAACGGGGTGTCGTCCTTTTCAGCCAATACTGATAGTGCGAGTCCTGAGTTGCGGTCGCCAGGGGCTTGACCACGAGAAACAGCGTGGGTGGAGAAGATGTCGTCCATCTCTGCTTCTAGTTGTGCTGCCTCGTTGCTGATCCAGCGGGGGACTTCGGGTGCTGACTGCCAATGCGGTTCGCCCAGTTCAGCGTTGTACTCAAGTACGTCGGCTGGGTCGGTCGTAATGGTGTCAGAGTCTTCAATTGATCCTGCGGGAACCATGAGTCGAGCGTTGGCTGCTTTACGCATATGTTCAAGGATTGTTGAGCGCGCACGGTTGTAGGCATACTGGATGTCTCGTGCAGGGGTAAGAAGTGTGTTCCCGACCCATGTACGAGGGATTTTGCGCTGGATACCGATAGCGATATTGAGACGGGGGAATGGGAATGGCCAGCCTTGACCGTTGCCGT